ACTAAATCACATGTTGTTGTTGCTAAAGTAGGCTCAACAATAAAGACTATCAGGTTCGGTAAACAAGGAGCTAAAGGCTCACCTGATGGTAGTAAAAGAAACAAGAACTTTAAGGCTAGACATGCCCCTAACATTGCTAAAGGTAAGATGTCTGCGGCTTATTGGGCTAATAAGGTAAAATGGTGATAACATGAAAATAAGAAAAACAAGAAGAAAGAACCCTAACCTCAAGTATATGCCTCTAAAGACTAAGATAGTCAAAGGTAAATTGTTTGTACACGGTAATGACGGATTCCCTGCATTCAACTCAAGGGTTAAGTTTGAGACTAATATGTTTCAACAAGACAATGCACGAATGCTGTTTGGTAAAGACTACAACAAAAAGATGATGGGAGACCCCCGTTATAAGGCTCTTGCTAAAAGAATTGCTTCAGGTAAAGTATCTGGTATGCGTGGTCCAATGACAGCTAAACAAAAAGCCGCATTACGCAAAGCTCAGAAGGCTAGTGCAGATGCAAGAAGGAAGAAGTAATAAAAAGACCATAGTGGTCTGCACAATCATATACATAGCTAACTTAATAGTGTGTGGTATGTTGGTGTATTATAATTAGTAGAGAGATATTATGGAAGAAGTTATACTTCATGAAGGACAGTCAGATGTTATAAATGATTTGTTCGTAGAGCAGAGTTGTAGATATGCTGTTGTGAATGCTAGTCGTGGTTTTGGTAAATCATTCCTAGCGGCTACAGCGGCCATGATTGCTGTACAAGAATTAATGGAATTAGATGCTAGTGTGCCTAATAAGAATGTAGCTATTATTGCCCCTACTTATGCACAGGCTGTGGACATATACTATCCCCTAATAGCCTATATACTAGGTGCTGAAGCTTATGCTGAGAAATCATCTAGAGTAGCAGGGACATTCTGGTTCCCTAATAATGTGATATTAAAGATATGGTCTTATGAAGCATCAGAGCGTATGCGTGGTAGTGGCCAATACTTTGTCGTAGCCGATGAGGTATGTTCATGGAAGGGTGCAGGGTCAAGTCTTAAAGAGTCTTGGGAGTCTGTTATTCAACCTTGTATTGCTACTCGTTGGTCAGAGAAGAACGCTAAGAAGTATAATGCCAATCCCGGCAAGGCTTTAATCATTAGTACACCTATGGGTTATAATTATTTCTATGAAATGTATAACCGTAAAGATACTGATGACCAATGGCAATCATATCACTACACATACCATGATTCTCCTTATCTTGATGATGATGAGATTGAGAGAGTTAAACTAACCCTAGACCCTTTAAAGTTTGCTAGAGAGTATACAGCTAGCTTTGAGGATTCTGGTAACACCGTGTTCTATACATTTAACCGTAAAGAACATATCGACAATACCTTACCTTATTATGAGACAGGTGAAGATGTTCATGTAGCTATCGACTTTAATGTTGGCATCATGGCATCCTGTGCTTTTGCTCTAAGAGGTAATCAGATACACATCCTAGATGAGTTTCAAGGACACCCCGATACGGAAACCTTGGCTAGAACTCTAGCAGATAAGTATCGTGGCCATAGGATTATATCTTACCCTGACCCTAGTGGTAAGGCAAGAAAGTCCTCGGCGGCTGTTGGGAGAACAGACTTTAGTATATTACAATCTGAAGGAATTCAAACAAGAGCACACAACAAGGCCCCGCCTATCATTGATAGTGTGGCGGCTATAAACAAGAAGTTCAAGAACGCTAACGGTGACATAGACATGTATGTTCATCCAAGGTGTGTGAACACAATTAAATCAATAGAACGAACAGCATGGGTTGAGAGTAATCCTGACACAGCTACAATCTGTAAGAAGGAAGGTGTTGAACACTGGACTGATGGATTACGCTATGCAGTAGAGTATTTATTCCCTGTGCGTGGTGGTTCTAAAGTAACAACAAGAGGCTTCGGCTTCTAGAAAGAAATACAATGGCTAAAAATTACAAACAAATGATTGAACAGCAGAAGAAAGCGGCTATGAAGTCTGTTAAGTCTACTGCTAATAAAGTTAAGAAATCAGTTTCTAAAACAATTACAAGAGGTGGTAAAATTAAAGCACAAGGTGCGTCTAGGCTTGGCGAAATAACTATGGTAGGTAAAGCACAATCTAGCATGAAGAAGCTTAAAAGCATGGCGGCTAAGAATAAGAAACCTACAGTAGGTGGCTCACAGAACAAGAAGTCTGTAAGCGCTATCAAGGCTAACCGTATAGCTAACAAAATTACAGGCTCTAAGACATCAGCTTTAGCTAAGCGTCAAGCGGCTAAGAAGGCTATTGCTAAAGGTAAAGCTACAGTTAAATCTACAGCTAAATCAGTATCAACTTCAGCTAAACAGACTGTAAAGAAAACTAAGTTCAAAGCAAACAACCTCAAGAACAAAGCAGTATCAGCTACTAAGACTGGTGTTAAAGAAGTTAAACGGTCAGTTGCTAAGAACAAAGTAAGACTTAAAACAGCTGGTCAAGATGTTAAGAGTGCGGCTAACTCAGTTAAGAAGACAGCTAAGACATTAAACCGTAAAGTAGGCGGTTCACAAAATGCTAAGTCTACAGCGGCTATTAAAGCTAACCGTATAGCTAACAAACTTACTGGTTCTAAGACATCAGCTTTGGCTAAACGAGCGGCGGCTAAGAAAGCTCTTGCTAAAGGCAAGTCAACTGTAAAGTCTAAAGTAAAAGCATTCAACAAGTTTGATGCTAAAGTGACTAAGTCAGTTAAGAAGGGTGTTAAGAAAGCTCAAAAGTCAGCTTCTACAAATGCTTCTAAAGCTGTTATCAAGGCTAACCGTATAGCTAACAAACTTACTGGTTCTAAAACTTCTGCTCTTAAGAAGCGTAAAATGGCTTCAGCTAAAATTGCTTCAGTTAAGAAGTCAGCTAAGTCTAACATCTCTTCTGCTCGTAAGAAAGCTATATCAGCTGGTAAGAAAGCCGGTGGAGCAATCAAGATGAAGAAGTCTTCAACAATGATGAAGGCTAACAAGTTGTTCAACAAAGCAACAGGTTCTAAAACTTCTCTATTGAAGAAGCGTTCACAAGTTAAGAAGAAGCTAGGTTCTATGTCTAACAAGATGTCTTCTTGGTCAGCTAAGAAGAAGGCGGCTATGAAGAAACTTTGGGAATCTAACAAGCGTAGATAATCTATTATTGTGGGGTGTGTAACAGCACCTCACTAACTTTAAAAGGAAATAACACATGGCAAACTTTGCTACTAAATTTTATTCAGCTTCCTATGTTGGTGGTTATACATCTTCAACTGTTAAAGGAAACGCAAACGACAGCTCAAACCAGCCTCGTGGTGTTATCCAAGTAGATATCACAACAGGTACAGTATCTTTACAGATGCGCCTTACTGATGAAGCTCCTTGGTTCGAAGTAAAGAACTATAGCGCAGACACTGTAGAAGAAGTAGTACTTGCTCCACAGATGCGTGTAGTAGTATCAGCTGACGCTGAAGTATGGATTGCGGAGACCCACTAATATGTCTAATGTATTCTCAAACATGATTCCTAACTTAGGAACAACCACTATAGACCAAACAAACATACAATCAGCTAATGGTGGTTATGAGTTTACTGGTGGTTTCACAGACAGAGTCTCTGGAACAGCGGGTGCTTCTGACCTTGGTAACGATGTGGAATACACTCAAGCTATGGTCGATAGTAATGCTTGGTTAAGATTTGGCTTTGATGCTACAAGACAACAAGCCAATGACCAACCTTATTGGGGCGACTCGACAACTAACTCTGAGGAAGCTCCTCATAGTGGTACTACAGACTATGTTGGTAAAGGCTTATTCTCTGGTGCTTATATGCCACAAGGTGTAAGCAACATGTTCTCTTTCGATGACAACACATCATATAACGCCGCTAGTACATCAGGCACAGTATATAACGCCGCTACAGGTTCATACCGTATGGATGAGCTTAATGTTGGTGATTTCTGTCAGTTTAGATTTGACTTTAACTTAACTCCACAGTTTGCTAACACAACTGTAGAAGTGGGTTTAATCTGGGCTACTAGAGATGCTAGTGACAAT